GGGCCTTGTTTAGACGCATCGAGTCACTAGAAGCTGCCGAACGCCAAGCATCAAAGGTTTATGAAATCAGCAAGCCGTTAAAGCTCACCGCAAAACAGCAGAAAGAGCTAAACGCATTGCTGCAGCCAGTCACCTCCCAACCATCTCCTAATTGCTCCCAAATTGGGAGTTCGCTGGTAGAGCGGGTGCGCAACGTCATTGCCAGCGAATACGATCCAAAGGACTACTGCTGGGACGAAGCCCGCGCCGCGATCCGCGAGGTGTCTCGATGGATTGACGCCGAAGCGCGCTTGCGGAGATTGCAACCTCATAACGGCGTCTACTCGGCGGCTGACTGGCTGCGTGGAGAGCTGGAGCTGGAGGCCGGCCAATGACCGACCACATCCGCGCGAAGCTCGAGGCACTGATTAGTGACTCGAGCATGTTCAACGCCGGCCAGCTGGAAGAACGCCGTCGGCTGCAGCTGCTGCTGACTGCAAGGGTGGACGAGCTGCGGAGCGGTCCTACCGTGCCGCAGGTAAGCGCGATTTGCGCTGAACTGCTCAGGATCCGCCAAGCCCTTGAACCATGCTGACCAGCAGCCAACTCGAACAGCAACGCTCAGACATGCTTGAAGCGCTGTATCACGCGAGCGGTCGCACCTGCGGCACCTACACCGGACTGTGGCAGGAGTTCAGCCGCGACATCGCGGCCAACTTCCGCGACACTGACTATGCCGATCTGCACGCCGCGTGTGTGCTGGCAATCGGTGAAGCCGAGAGCCACCTGGCCGATAAGCACGCCCAGCAGTGCATCCGCATCTGCCGGCAGTTTTTGCTGAGAACCAAATGGCTCTAAGCGATCGCCGTCCTGATGGCAAAGGCCGCAACTTCACGGTGAACATCCGCATGAGCCGCGAAGAGATCGAAGCCGCGCGCAAGTTGGGTGACGGGAACATCAGCATGGGTTTTCGTCATGCGATCCGGTATGCCTGCTGGAAGGACATGCGACCGGTCAAGCTCAGCACCCTGCTGCGGTCGGCTTCGGTGATGGCCGCTGCGCTCGAGGATGGCAACCATGAGTGACCACTACCGCCATGGTGAGATCGAGTGCATCGACGCGATCCAGGCAGCGCTGACGCCTGATGAGTTCAGGGGATTTTGCAAGGGCAACGTGTTGAAGTACGTCTGGCGCGAGCAGCACAAGGATCCCGAATCCTTAAAGAAAGCCCGGTGGTATCTAGACCGCCTTCTCGGCACCATGGAGCCATGAAACTGCCCCACCTCAACTGGCTCGAGCGCTGGGCGTTGCGGCTTCTGCACCGTAGCCCGCGGATGGCACTGGTCATCGCCAAACCGATCAACAGCACCCTGATTTCATGGTCGGCGCTCGAGGATGACGAGCTGGCCACGGTGATCGCTGAGGATCTGCTGCTCATGCCAGACGACGATGAGCCGTTGTCAATGCAGCTCGAGCGCATCTATCACCAGCCGTCTTACGGCGAACGAGAATGATCAGCTTGTACGCCGGCCGTCTGCTGCTGGTGTGCACCTGCAGCTCCCGCAACTGGCAGGCTCATGTCGTGCTGGGTCCAAAGCCTGAGCTGCAGATCAAGACTGATACAGGCACCGTTCACTTGCCTACCGCGCTCGAGCGGGCGCAATCGGTCTATCGGATGGCGGTCACGCAGCTGCGGCCTGCTGATGCGCCGCGCATGTGCTGGGACTGCCTGCAATGGGACATGCGCATCCAGGGGTGCGACTTGAACCTGCCGGAGGCGAAGCGCAGCGGCGGCCGCTATGCGCCGCGCTGTGAGATGTTCCAGCCATGCCGCGCGAATGGGTAACCGCCACGCGCGAGCCGTGGTGCCCTCTGATCAAGGAATGCCTAGCCGCGATCGATCGGCACAACCGTCTGTTCTTCCAGACAGGCGACCGCTGGCATCTGCTGCAAGCCGAACAGCTGCGGCAGTATGTGATCGAGCTGAAGGACTGGATCGGCAGTCATGAGCGAAGCGCAGGTGCTGAGCCGTATTGACCGCGATGGCGGCTGGATCGAGACGTTAGAGCCAGAAGGCGGCGGGGAACTGTACTACCGCAGCTGTGCCCACGGTATGTGCCGCTATTCAAGCGACCTATGGCAGGCTGAGCTGTATCTGGATCACCTGCTGGCCCGATGACGCTGGTCTACTTAGCCGCCATGTACTGGCTGATCTGTGCCCTGGTCATCCTGCTGCTTAGCAAAATCCTGCCCTAGCCACTGGGCGATCGCCCATTCGCTGAATGCCGACCAGAACGGCTGCGCGCGATACCAATCGACCCATGGCTTGTGGCCTTTGCGGCTGTTGCAGCCGAGGCAACAGGCGACCATGTTCGAGCGCACCGTCAGGCCGCCATGCACTTTCGGGATGACGTGATCCAGCGTCGGACTGCGGCCTAGCGCATCGCCGCAGTAGGCACAGCGATAGTTCCAGGCGAGTAGGACCTGATCGCGCGCTGAGCGTCGAGTGACGAGCCTGGTGCCATCAATGTGCGTTTTGTCCACTGAGATCCGGCGGCAGGGGCATGGCCTGAACCTCAAGGCTCAGGATGTCGTCGTCGTCGTGAACGTGTTCCGCTATGCGGCTGTAGACATCAGCGGGTAGGTTCTCAGGGTCAGCGTCTGAGCGCACCACAACGGTGGCCTTGACCTCGACGATGAACGCCTGCATCGGTTGGCCGCTGCTGCCCCAACGGTAACGGGCGCGACCGTATCAACCTCCTATGATCCGCCAGCTACACCACCCACCCATGACCTACATTCTCGACCTAGGCCCATGGCACGTCGGGCCGTTCCCGACGCACATCGCTGCGCAGCACTGGGCAGAGCGCCATGGCGTCGATGACTACCGGATGATTCCGCTCGACGATCCAGCCGAAGCGCCGATCAGGATCGCAAGGCTCAATAATCCCAGCGCACCCTAGGCCGACCTTTGCGGATGCCCAGATGGATGAACCCCTTAGGCGCGCCATAGCCGACGCTGAACGGCCACTCTCGATCAACCCATGCCTGCACCTTGTTGATGTCAGCGCCATGGATGAAGAAGTCCACCGCGCCGACGCTGGGCGCGTCATAGAGGTGCTCTGATCCACTGGCGCCACCAACCTGCCGGTTGATCGCTGGCGGCCTGTAACCCGACGTGATCACGATGGGCTTGCCGCCGAACGCTGTCCGTACCCGCTCGAGGAACGCCGCCAGCTCGGCTGCGGTGTCGAGCTGATGCTGATGGTCAAAGCGGCGCGCCTCTTGGTCAAGCGCGAACTCACCCAGTCGGATGTGCGGCGTGATCCGCAAATCAAACGAGCTGGCGGGCGTCAACTTGGCAGGCTGCCGCTCAACCTCGACCACCTTCAGGTGTCCCTTTGCCCATAGCTTGCCCTCAGCCTCGCGGCGGCGCCTCAGGCCAGCCTCGACGTTGGTGCCGGGGTTGCGGTAGAGCAGCAACGCGGCCGGCACCGCGTCCCATGCGTGGTCGGCCAACTTGCGGCTGATCGTCTCAAATCCGGTCGAGCCATAGAAGCCACTGCCCAGGTTGTAGGCAAAGCTCACCAGCGCGCACTGCTGGTGATCGGCCATCTCGCGCCAGTGGGGCACCGTCTCGCGCAGCTTGGCAGCGATCCGGTCCACCTCCTGCCGCAGCAGCATGTCGGCCTCGACCCGGTTCAGCTTGTCGCCTTTCCTGACCTTGCGGCCGTCGCCGTAGCGTGTCGTGCCCCAGCCGATCGTCCACGGCTCGCCGCCGCTGGCTGGGTCGGGATACGCGTCGAGGTGACAGCCCTCGAACTGTTGGATCAGTTTCAGGGCATCGCTCAGATCGACCTGTTTGCCGTCTTGGCTCCAGGTAGCGAACCACGTCCGGTCGCGGCGCATGGCGGCGGCGTAGCCGTTCACGGCCAGGTCCTGCTCGAGCTGCTGGATCGCTGCAGCCTGATGCGGTTGGTTCTTGTAGTAACGAAACAGCGACTCGAGGGTGATCGGCGCGGTGTTGGCCACGATCAGCGGCGCTTCGGGAACATCAGCTTGAGTGCCTGCAGCAGCAGTTGCACCCAGCTATTGGATTTGAGAGGTGTCAGCGCGATGATCTCGCTGCCAGCAGCAAGAACGATGGCGATGACGGCGACAGTTTGCGCGTCCATGACTAACCGTGTGGGCGTGCCTCTAGCGTAGCCACCCGCTGCTCGACGCCATTCAGCCGTGAGAAAGTCTCCTTGCGATCGGCACGGATGTCCGTGTGCATGACCTCGAGTTGCGTGGCGATGTGCTCGACGGCTGCTGTGAGCCGAATTACAGCGTCTCTCGCCTCGTCATTACGCCGTGTAAACCCCATCGCGCCCATCGCGGCCACGCTGATGGATGCCCCAGCAACAGCAGCGATGACCTCGATCATGCATTCAGGTTAGCGCCTGCTGCCATGGCATTCCGCTGGCCTTGCTGGGATGACGCTGCTCGTCAAGCTGCGCCTGCAGGGCGGCCTCAATCTCTGTGACCTTTTCGGCACCGAAGGCATCCTTGACCCAGCCGATCACCATCTGCTCAGTCAGGTCGGCATAAGGGATCAGCTTGTCCGGGCGTTCAAAGCCCAGTGACCCGTAGGCGCCGCTGCTGTAGGTGCCGTCTTCGGCGGTGACGCTGTAGTGGGCGGTCACAACTAGGCCATCAACCGTTTCCCGCTCCAGGTTGGCGATGTGCCAGGTGAAGGTGGTGGCCATGAGTTGATGGGTGATGGTGGGAGTTTAGGACGGGTGTCTAGTGAAGGTGACTAGCCAACTCCTAATTAGGGGAAAATTAGGATGTGTTTAGTGAGTAGGTCTACGCGACCTCAAGGGCTGCAACTTTGGCTTCCAGTTGCTCGATCCGCTCCATCGCTTCTTGCAGTGCCTTCACTGCCTTCATGTAGAGCACGCTGTAGTTGACCGACTTCGTGACGGTGCCGAGGTCGTTGCCTTCTTCGTCGCGGTCGGGAGACTCGGTGACGAGGCCGGGGGAAACAAGTTCAACTTCTTGGGCGATCAGGCCGATTTGGGTGTGAGTCTGCTGGCCAGTTTCTTCCTTGAAGTTGTACTTGCGGACTTGCAGCGCCTTGAGATCGTTCCACTGGGAAGCAGCGTCTACGATGTTTTCTTTGAGCTTGAAATCAGAGATGCCTGCGTAGCTGTTGTTAGTGTTTTGTACATTTCCATTGGTATAGACAAGGAAACGAGTTGTACCGGTGTCAATGCCAGTAGCTGCAGATGTACCAATTAAAAGGTAGTCGGAGGTTCCAGCAGCCCTGGAGCTTGCAAAGCTTAAAGCGCTACCCCCTGTGGAATACGTGTAAGTCCAACCACTATTGCTAATCCTCATCCGCTCCGTCGGGCTGCTCGCTCCGTCGGCGGTAGTGGAGAACACTAATCTTGACGGAATATCATTTGTTCCCGGCGTGCCATCAATGGCGGCATGAATGTAGGCACCATCAAGAAGATTGGTTCCATCCGTGCCGGCAAACGTTATATAGCCAAGTGCGTCGCCATTTTGAATCGCAGTAACAGCGCCGACCGATGTTCCTCGTGTTTTTGAAAACTTAAGAACGGGACCTTCTTGATTTGCAGAATTGGTAGTTAGACCGTGGACACGAGTGGCATCGCTCCCAACTGTTTCTACCTGAAGCAAACCTCCCGTACGGCTCGAAGACGTGCCAACTAACAGGCGACCCGAGCTGTCGATGCGGACGCGTTCGGAGCCAACTGTCCCAAATAAAAGTTGACTGCCTGATTGCGTTGCATCAATTCTTGCTAAAGCTGATGAGTCAATAGATATTTCAAGACGTTTAGCGCCTCCGCCATTTTCCTCTAGGCGAATTGTTGGAGTAGTTGCATTAATTTGTAATTCCTTTAAAGGGCTAGTAGTGCCAATCCCTACATTGCCTCCAGAAAAAATAGCCGCATAGTTATTTGACCCTCCTGAAACATTTACAAACAATCCTCTATTGACAGCGCCAGTGCCACTCCAAGACCCTGTGCTTTGAATCTCCAGAGCAGTTTTCACTCCGCTAGTAAAACCGGCGGCAGTTACATTTGATGCAATTAGAGCGGAACTGTAGTTGACGGTTTTGGTCCCTGTACTGTCTACTGCATGGACGTAGCTTGTTGGCGAAGATGTCCCAATTCCTAGGTATCCGGGAGTGCCTGCGGAAGTTTGTGCCCCCGGCGTGAGTATAATATTGCCGCCGTTTGCATTTCCTAAAGTCGCGCTACCTGCCGTTATATTGATTGCTCCACCATTGAAAAAGCTTGCACCATTTTGAGCGATTAAATTAATTTCCGCTCCATTCCCTGAGCCTGCAGCGCCTCCCTGAACATTTATAGTTCCCCCATTTAAGTGTAGAAGTGCGCTAGGGCTACTAGTCCCCAGACCTAATCGGCCACTGGAGTCAATTCTCATCCGCTCCGTTGGGCTTGGGTTACCATCGGGGGTTGTACTAAAAATAAGCCTCCCTGGAACATCGTTCCCACCAGGCACTCCATCAATTTCAGCAGAGATTTGAGCAGCCCAACTTTGAATGTCGGTGCCATCAGCGGCAGCCCAAGAGATGCGGCCAAGTTCATCTCCGTTTGAAATAATGGTATTAGATCCAATAGTGCTACTTCCAGATCTTCCAAGTGTTAAATAAGACAGTCCACCGTTCCTAATAATGCTCAGCGCTCCAGCAGCCCCAATACCTTCAACTTGAACACCAGCCTCAATACCGTTAGCACTTGCTCGTGAGCTACTCGTCCCCACCAGCAACCTGCCACTCGCATCAACAAACAACCGCCCCGTGCCATTAGTTGAGATGGCTACTTGATCTGCGCCCGGAGAGTAGATGCCTGTATTAGGATCGCTGGTAAACGAAATACTGGGGTTAGTGGCGGAACCTGTGGCAAAGACACCAGAGGTTATCGTGGTAACACCACCCGTCAGCGTGGTAAAGCTACCAATTCCACCTGTGACGGTTGCGCCAGAAACAGTAACAAAATTAGCAGTGGTTCCCGTAACAGTTGTTCCTGTAACCGTGGTAAATCCAGCAGTTCCACCAGTAACGCTGGTGAATTGACCAACGTTTCCAGTAACGGTCGCGCCTGAAATTTGAGTTGTAAAAACACCTGAAACAGCAGTTAGATTACCAAATTGACCAACAGCACCAGTTACGGTAGCGCCTGAAACCGTTGTGCCACCACGAATTACATTACCCGAAACTGTTCCGGTAACAGTTAAGTTACCAGAAGTAGAAGCAACAATACCAGAAACGGTAATCGTCTGGTCAACTCCACCATTGGTGAAGATAATGTTATCAACTTTTAAAGTACCGTACGGCATGACTCTTGTTACTTTTTCTTTATTTTAACTGAAAGAATTAAGGAAGAATTGTAATCGTTCCTCTGATAATTAAACCTGCGTCACCGGAGATAACACCGGAAGAAATAAGAGCTGGCGTTGCTCCAGATGGTGCAGTAAATACGCCCGATACACCGGTTACATTTGCAAACTGAGCAGTAGTTCCCGTGATTGTGGCACCTGTAACAGTAGTAAACCCTGCAGTACCACCTGTTAGCGTGGTGAACTGACCAATATTTCCTGTAACCGTAGCCCCTGAAACACTTGTGGTTCCAACAATGGTTAC